GTAACTGGACCGCCTGTGAACACCACGCCCGAAACAGTACTGCTTACGTCAATGCTGGTGACCGTACCCGCACCAGTCAGCGTCTGCCAAGTTGGGATACCAGCCCCGGTAGATGCCAGAACTTGCCCCGGCGAACCCACGGTTGTCAGATCAAAGTTAGTTCCGTTACTGACAACGACCGCACCCGCAACCGGCGACATCGCTGAGCCAGTACCACCGCGACCCATCGGCAGAACGCCAGTAGTTTCATTTGCATCCGACAGATCCACCGCCGGGTGAACGTGATCATCACGCGCTGCATTAACACCCGTACCCGCTGTGACCGAGCCTAGGGGCTGAGGGTTGGCGCTGGAGAAGTCGATGGCCAGAGTGCGATTGGCACTAAGGTTTCCCCCTCCGGATAAACCTGTGCCCGCAACGATCTGGCGCGAATCCGGAACGTAGCCGCTAATGACCAGCGGAGTCGTGCTAACAGAAGTAACACGACCTTTCGTGTTGACCGTGATAACAGGGACATTTGCCCCACTACCATACGTCCCGGCGCTAACACCCGTTACATCAAGCTGTTGATCACCGATGCCATCATTGGCTACGGCAATCGTAATGTCCGCTGAAAGCGAACCGCCACCCGTCAGCCCCGTCCCCGCATTAATCACACGAGAAGCCGGAACTTCGATGTTCGACATCATCTGGCTGAACTGAACCTTATAGGTCGTGCCAGAAATCGTAATCGGAAAGTATCCAGCCGGATCTGCGTTTGGCGCTTCCGGTAACTGGCTGATCCGCGATGGGATCAAATTACTTGGGACGTTAGCCATTACAGCGGTTGCTCCGGCTCAAGATAATTATCATCCGATTCATTAACCAAGAACGTATTGCCGTCCTCACTAATCACGCCATACGGCTGCGAAGTGAGCGGAACGTCTGGTCTTACAAACGGAAGCGTAATTCGTTCTGTTTGACGCGCAGGCAAGCGATACGGATCAAGCTCATCCCAATCTACTTTGCAGACCCGAAGACCCGGAGAGTTTCGATCAGGCATCAGCTCTGCCAAAGGAAACTTGCGAGAACAACGATCACAAATGCCAATCGCTGCGTAAGTTAATCCACGAGTATCTAGGTACAAACCCATGATTACCTCGTATACATGCTAAGGTTCGGAGTCCAATAAATTGGCGAGTTATCTCGTTCCTCGTTCTCCGCCTGAGCCAGCGCCTTCTCAGCCTTGGCTTCCAAGATCGGCATCAAGTTGGCATCCACTTCCGGAGTCTCCTCCGCAAGCTTAGAAGCCAGCATAGCGACAATCGCATCGAACCAACGCTGCGGAACATCCAGCTCCTGAGTCATGGTTCCAACGTCCTGAATGTAGCGGTGACGCCACAACACGATCTGCTGGGTTTCTGCCTGCGCATTCGGCACCGGCCAGAGACGCATCACTGGTTGATCACGCTGACGATCAAACCAAAACTGCAAAGGACGGCCAAGGAAAGACTTGTTGGGCAGCGCCGTATAGTCATCACGATTCAATCGTGCAATAGGGATCTCGTTGGGCGTGTTCCCAAAGTAAATCTCCGAGGCCGATAGGGTTCCGCTTGTTACGCGAACACGGAAATAATCTGTGGTCACTGGAACTTCGGTATCAACCCAAAGCCACTCACCCGCTACTTGAGTAGGAGCGCTAGTGGGCTCTTGAGTTTCTACCGCCGTCCAAAGAATGCCGTCATTAGACTGCTCAATAACAAACGGCTCCGATACGGCAGACCATTTGATGCCTACCGTCGTAACCGTCAGGCCATCTACGCTGTAATTCTGATACGTCGTTGATGTCGTAGCCGTTGTACCCGTCGCCTCTTGGAGCGTGCGCAAGTTCGTATTAAGAACATCCACCGTTCCCAACGGCAGAACAACAGCACCGTTACCCTCATACAGCGGCATAATCAACCGCTCAATACACCAGAGCTGAACGCCACGGTTAGCCAGATTAGACAGAATCAGATAAAGCTGGTCATTCGCAACGTCGATCATCTCAGAGGTGATCTGCTGCGCACCCAAGCGACAACGCCTAAAGGCATGGTCAATGACCTGCCTAGTCGTGAATTGAGTTGTCGAAACTGTACCGGAAGTCGCCATCAGGGTCCCTCTTGCGCCATGGTCCACTGCACTGAGCAGACCCCTCTGACTACACGGAAGTTATTTTAGCACTTACCGCCGCCGTACATTGGCTTACGTCCATGAGCGGGGACACCACCATGCTTAAGCTTAGTTAGCTTTTTGCCCGGATGCATCGCCTTCTCATGTTTGTGGACAGCCTTCTTCACCACGGCCTTGTCCATCTTCACATCAGAATGCTTGGCCTTTCCGCCTTTGGCGTACTTGAGCATCTTGCCCTCACGGACCATGCTCTCGTCTTCCATATCCAAACTCAGGCCCGGAGCATACTTCTCAGCGTGACGCGCCTTATCCAAAGCACGACGTTCCATGGCACGCTCTTTCGCCATACGACGACCCTTAGCAGCGGTATAGCGAGTCTTCGGACCCTTGGACTCGTAAGGCACGAACTTTTTCATAACATCGTCGTAATCTCTGTCAACAGCGCCACCCGCGGCCTTCTTCGCAGCACGAGCTTCCGACAGCGCAATCGCCATCGCTTGCTTCGGGTTCTTCACCACAGGACCCTTCTTGGAACCTGAGTGCAGCTTGCCCTCTTTGTACTCGCGCATGACTTTAGCGATCTTCTTGCCCTTTACGTTACCGCCCTTGGCGTAGCCTTCGTACTCGCCCTTGAATCGCTTTGACGGAGCCAAGTCCATTCCGCGACCCGGCGGCTTCTTGGCCGGAAGACGATCCATTTCGTAACCCGGAACGTATCCGCCCTCGGCGTAACCCTGTCCCTTGCCAACTTTAGGCTTGGATTCCATCTTCGGAGCGCCACGCGCAGGTGCATTTGGTTTAGCGCGAGCAGGAACATCTTTATAAGACTCTTTGGCTTTAGCAGGAACTTTTGTAACTTTTCCGCCTTTGCCATACATCGGCTCTTCCGGAACCGGCGTCAAAGGCATCGGGCGGCGAACGACTCGCGGCATTCCGCGCTCAGAAGCCATCGCGGCTCGCGGCATTTTGTTTGATCCGTGGAAACCACGGTCAGACGGGAAAGCAAAATCTTTAACGTACTTAACGCCCATGATGGTTTCCTCTTAACAATCCCATTTACGGAGAGACAACGCTTTGCGCGTCGGCCTGCCCTTGTCATCTTTCATTGGACCCGGCATTCCGGACATCCTCGCACAGAACGATCTGCGTCGTGCCGCTGCTTTTGGAGATTTCTTTGCTTGGCTCGCGCTCACTGGCGGCTTCAAGTTCATCCCTTCACGCTTCGCACTACGACGACCAGCTTCGTTCAAGCCGCCTTCTGGATTTTTTCCAGCCTTGCGTTGCCAAGCTCCAGTCTTAAATGCACCGCCGCCCTTGGCAAAGTTCTCAAAGTCTTCCCAGTCTTCCCAGTTACCGCGAATCTTCATCACTTAATTCTCTGCATGTTGAAGATAACAGAGGGAACTTCCGGAGCAGTTACGGTTGCAGACGAGTAATCCAAACTAACAGCGATATTGTTTGCAGACCAAACCAACTGTACATAACTGCTAACAGTCATTGACTCAAAAATAGTCACTTGAGCCAGTGTTTTACCGCCATCCGCTACCTTAGGCACAGAAATAATGGATGCAGAGTTCGGAATGTTTGTTCCGTTTTTAGTGAACCAGAACGTCGATGTGTGGTTGGTGCTGTCAGAGTTTGCAAACTGAATGCTAGCATTAATAGAATAGACACCAGTAGCTGCTACCGTGACGTTTGTGCTAGAAGCAATCGTAATTCCAGCGTTAAAGTCGGCTGCGTTATTCATCTGCACGACATAACCGACGTTAGCTGATGCGGCTGTTTGATCAATGTGAGATTCAAACTGGCCAATAGCGCGATTCGTAATGGTGTTAAACGGGATTGTTCCCGCCGTTACCGAAAGCGAGCTAAAGCTACCTACGCCATTGGTGATCGTGACCGATCCCAGCACACCGCCCGTGATGTTAAGAGAACTCCCAACATACGTTTTGATTTGCTGAGCCGATGCCTTGACTGACGAGGAAGACTGAACCGCTTCAAACAGCTCAGTCCCGCCAAGCGCAGTCGCCGCCGTAAGATCGGTGATCTTGATGTTAGCCATTTATCAAGCCGTCGATTGCTGGACGATCGTGAAGCGAACCGAACCACCGCCCGAATTAATCTTCAAGCGAACCGCTCGCATCAACGTGGTCGTGAACTGCGTCTCATCGCCGCTCGCTGCTGTCAGGCTCGCATTTGGGTGCGGAACCGCTAACTGCTGGATGCTAAGATCAAACGGATCTTCGTTCGTGTACTCAACCGAGTAGTTGACCGTACCGCTGGTCTTGCCAGAGATGTTGGTCACTTGGTTCGGCGTGTAGATGTCGAGCGGAATCCACGACGTATACCCAGACACACCGTTGCCGATGCTGATGGTAGATGCCGCTGCTGCGCTTGACGTAATGCCGGTCACCGTCGCAAACGACAGCGAACCCGTCACCGTACCCGAAGCCGTCAGAGCCAGTGTCTCAACCTGAGACTGCCCCGCAGGACCCGTACCGGTCACCACAAAGTTGATGGTAGAAGAGGCTGCATTAGTTGCTGTCAAGACAGCCGGTACCGTCAACACGGCTACGCCGTTCGATACCAACACTCCATCCAACGTAATCGCGCCAGATACGCTCAGCGACTGGGCTGAAACGATACTGTCCGCATCTGCCGCCGGTTGTGATCTTGTAAAACTAATAGGACGCATGGTTGCTTTCCCTCACAATCACATTGAGAAAAGGGGGCCGAAGCCCCCTCGTCATTACGGCGTCAGGCTGCTGTACAGAGCGATGTAGAGCGTGGTGCTTCCAACGAGAACGGGAATGCGACCCGCCTGAGTGGCGACCGTGCCAGACACAGAACCGTTGGTGAGCTGAGTCGAACCAATCGTCAGCGTGCTGCAAACAAGATTGGTGATGTTGGCCGAGTTAGAAAGGATGGTGCCAGAGAACCCATTCAGCGAGTTAACCGGCCCAGAAAATGTCGTCGATCCCATTGAAATATCCTCATGCACGAGTCGCTCATCTGTCTGTGCATCGTCCGCTAGGCCGGTCAGATGAGCTGGTTACACCTAGAACTAAACACCCTTTGCAGCCTTGGGTTTCCGGTTTGCCAGCATCTTTGCTCTGAACTCGGGGTCGGCCCAACGCTGCTTCAACAATTCTGCCTTCGCTGCGCGAACCTCTGGCGTGTTGTACGCCTTCGAATACTCCCCTGCTTTCTTACGAGCTTCTTCACTCTCGTAATACTGCCTTGACTTTCTAGAAGCCTCGGCCTTTCGCTCCGGAGTCGATTTCGCGGTCTTAATCGCTAATCTAATCTTATCGCCATGCTCTGTCCACACCTTTTTCGAGGCTTTGCTCTTACGGACTTTCTCCTCAGGTCGTGCGTGCGCTTCTGCTCGTGACGTTGCCTGCTTAGTCCGGTACTCCTCGGACTCCCAGTTGGTGCGCATGGCTACGCTGATCTTGTTGCGAACTTGCTCGGTGCGGCTCTTCAGGATGGCTTCGCGGAGACGAGCGCGGTAGGCGGGGTCTTGTTCATAGACTCTTCTGGCATTAAGAGTTTTTTCTCTGTACTCAGTAGATGTCCAGTTTTCTGAGGCTAGCTTTGACATTAAAGCTTTCCATTCTGGAGTAGAGCATTGCTCGCGCTTTTTACGTAGCCTTTCTTCGCTGTACTTTAGGCCAGCAGTGCCTTGGCCACCTTCGGTTAAATTGCAAAGAGACCCAGTACGCAAATCTCGCCGCCCGTATTGGGCAATTAAGTCGCGCTCCATAGCGAACGCATCTTCTTCGTCCTCCATGTACGCGGCAATAGTGATCTGCGGAACAAGACCGGCCACCCGGATTTTATCCAGCACGCTCTGCAAAAAAGGATTAACGCACCGACGTTCCCAGTGATAACTGGCGCGGTCTAAATCTACGGTGCCTTTGCCGACGTAGATGGGCTGAAGCCCTTTCCCCGGACGGGGATCAAGATAAACATACACATAAAACTTGCCCGGCTGCTGCATAATGATTACCTGTTTCAAAGTAGGCAACCATCATACAGAGCCGGGCAAGGATTTGTCTAGAGAAAAAATCCCTTACAAATCAAGGACTTAAACGCCAGCCGTGCCGTACACAGTGCGCGGGTCCGTGAACCCAACTGCGTAACGCTCTGTCGATTTAAAGCGAGTTGAATCAGTCTCGAAGTCGCCTTCCATAGACTTCTCAAGACCGCGACGCATCATCAACTTCAAGCCTTCCGGAGCATCCGTCTTCACCCACCAGGCAGTGGTTGAAGTCAAACGCGACAGGTTAGCCTGACCGCCAGCGAGGAGGCCCATCGACTTCACCGGGTTGATGTCGTTGTCAGCCGTGCCGGTACGGAGAACGCTCTTGAGGAGCACTTCCGCTTGGAACACGTTCGACGGCGACACAACGAGCTTCTCCGGGTTCAAACGGATGCGCTTGCCGTTGTTGTCAACAGCGTTGCGGATCTGAATGAGGATCTGCTCAAGTGAGGTCTGCGACAGGTTTGCCGGAGTCGTCAGCTGGTTGCTGAACGTACCCTGAGCAATCGGGTGAGCCGTATTCACCAGCGTCACGCCGTCGCCACCGTTGAAGCCGGGCGTGAAGGCGCGGTTCAACACGTTAGCGCAGAGGGTTTCCTTCGTTTCGATCAGCGACTGCGCCAAGTGCTTGGCATAGGTCTGGCCGATACGGATGTGGTCACCATCTTCCACGAGCACCTTCGTGAGCGCGAACGCAAGGCCGTAGACCTTGTAGACGTAACGCTGCAAGAAGAGCACGCCGCCAGCGTCATACGTGACAGCGGTGCCGTCCGGAAGTTCCGGAGCAGCGCCGAATCCGTACAGAACCGGCTCTTCGTGGTAGTTGCGGGGAATGCCCTGCTGCTGGACGAAGACTTGCTTCCACTCGTCAGCACGCTGGTCATAAACGCCATCGAAAGCCTCGTTAAGAATAGGCTCGACGATGGAACGAAAGTCAGTACTACGCATTGGGACTGCCATGTTCTAGTCCTCCTTAAATGGCTACGCGGTCAGCGACAAACTGGTGCTCGCTGATCTGGACTTGAACAACGACATAAGCGTCTTCCCAGTTGTTGTTGACATCCGGCTGGAGGTTAACAACACGGCAAAGAGCGCTTCCCGAAGTGGTCTTGGAAGCAACGTCCAACATAGCCGCAGAGAGGCCAGTCGTCGTGCTACCAGCGGTCACACTGTCAAAGTCCATCTGGGAACCAATATCCGCAATCGTCAAGGTCGCATCCGATTGGATCTCGTAGACGATAGCCGGATCGGTCGTCACATAAGCAATGATGTCCGTGGCAGAAGTGCCAGCGGTCCACTTGTTGCTAACGCGGCGGCGACCATCGGTATCGGTGAACTCGACACCCATGAACGAACCCACGAACGGGGTACTGGCACCAGCAGCCTGAATGTTGCCCGTGGCACTAATCAGGACTGGCTGGAACTGGAGAATGTTGGCGTTGTAGCCCGACTCAATAGTCATCGCGACGGGACGAACAACTCCCGACGGATGAAAAGCCGGACGCAGGCCAAAAGCTGCACTGGTCGAAGGCATAATTTAAATCCTCACAAAACGTAATTACTAATTACGCCCACTCTATTGGTGCGCGTACCTTAGCGGAATCCCGTATTGCCGACATGCCATCACCTTCGTCCACTCTTGAACCAGCACGTTCAGCCTGCTCACGCATACGCTCATTCGTGCCGACCAGCCGTTCTTCTTCCTCATTGGGGGCATCGAAGTGCACCGCCTGCATGTACTTTTTGTACAGCGAAAGAGGAAGCTTGAACGCAAGCATCTCGTTAACCCCAACAAAACCTGTCCATTCGCCAGTCTTAATCGAACAGTATTCCCAACCGGGAACCTCTTCGGGTTTAATCGGCTCATAACCCAGCCGAATGCGAGCCTGAATCGAATCTCTCGGATTTGTGGTGGTCAACCAGCAAGTGTGGTAACCCGGAATCTTTGGCAGATCAGGCAACGCGGCCTGAATAAACTGCTGTCGAAACATCTCAACTCGGGCATCGTCTGACAACTCTCGGTTCTCAGTTGCTGCGCGATCATACGCAAGCCGATTTTCCCGCCCTTCGCCAAGAACTTTCTTCAGTCTTTCATCGCTCATGATAACTCGCTCCCTTTTTTAGCGAGAAGAAGAATTACGATCATATTCAGCATAACGCTTTATGTAGCGTTGACGCAACTCTGGGTTATCCCAGACGCCTGCATCTATGAGCGCCTGCTTGCGCTCAGGGCTGATATAAACCTCTTTTCGGGTAGACGGCGCGGCATATTCGCGCTTACCACCCACCGGGGGACCGCCCCGTTTCGCAGCCGGTTTGGCTTTTTCCATCGGGGTATCCTCTGCATATCGGTGCGGTAGACGCTTTGCTACGCGGTTATCCAGCTCAATCCAGTAATCTTCCGAAGCCGGGTTAAAGCCCTCAGCGGCAAGACGCTGGTCGATGACCTTCACAATGGCCGAATCCTCATCCTTGCCGGACGGGTCGTACCAGTTGTTGGCCTGAACCCACTCTTGGGCATACGCAGCCACGCGGGGATCTTTCTGGGGCTTAGCCGGTTGGCGGGGCTTCTCAGCCTCTTCCTTGACCGCCTTCAGTTGACGCGCACGCTCTAAAGCCTGATCACGGATCTGAAGTGCCTTGGTGACATCTTCGCCCTGACCCTGCTCAATGGCCTTCGCCATGATGCGCTCAGCCAACTGGGCTTCGTTAATGGCCTCGTTCAGCTTCTGGTCAACCGCACTGATATTGAACTGGGAGGTCTGCTTTTCGACGCTTGATAAGCGGCGCTTGAACTCCTCATTCTCCGCACGCAGGAACGCCAGCTCGCGCTCTTTGTGCTCAATAGCAGCTCGCCTTCGGAACTTGCGGTTCTGACGCTGAGCACGCTTCTCGTCAGGCGTTAGCTGCCTTTTCGAACCTTTGCCTTCATCTTCTTCGGACTCTTCTTCGGAGAGTCGGGCGTCTTCTTGATAGTCGTCGTCGGAGTCGGCGTCACTATCATCTGATCCTTGCGCAACTTGCCCAGAAGGCTCTTCACCTTCCACTTCAGGTTGATCCACAGGAGTTTCAACTGCCACATATTCTTCCACTCCCTTGTCATCGTCTTCCGATAACACGTTATCTTTAGCCATGATTTAGCCCTCAAATAAACGCTTTGATGGCAAGCGGGTCACCCACTACACCACCCACGATGTCGAGATCGTTAAAGATTACAAACAGGGCTTCTTCTTCCCCGTCTTTGCCAAACGGCACCTTCCAACGATCACCGCCGTACTTCGGTACACGGACGAACTCGCCGTCCTTGCACCAATTACCTTCCGGCCAAGATTCCATCGTGTTGCGATTCTTGAAAGCCAACGGCCCAAGCTTTACAACTTTTGCGATCTGGGTATTCCAGATCTCAGTCTCACGAGTTTCGGTGTGCAAAATAATGCCACCAGCAGAAGTCTTTTTTGCTGAGCGAATCTGCACGAGGACTCGCGAACCAAACGGAATCAAACCCGGCTCTACACTAGGGAAAGCCTCTTCCAATGCTGACATTTAGAACTCCTCTCCGTCTTCTTCGTCGGCTTTGAGAAGACGATCAATATAAGTTAATGCGGCCTGCAACCCGGCGTAAGTGCCCACTGCCTTGCCATATTCAAACGAAGCATCCTTACCTTCCAGTTGCCGCTTCATCGCGTCGTGTGCAACGCGAGCCTTGGCCAACTCCAATTCGTCAATGATGCGTTCAATCATGCGTTTTGTTTACCCTTTGAGATCATTGCAGGCGTTGCCTTAGGGTCGCCCTTAACACCCTTTGAGCCAGTATCGGCTCCCATCTTTCCGCCAGAAGGCATCTTCTGACCGTCCAATTTCACGCCCATCGCGAGCAACTTGTGCTGCTTGATGAATTGCTTTTCCATAACTCACCCCGTTTAAGGATTGATACCCGTACCTGTTGAAACACCAACCTTCTCGCCCGTGATCGCTTCCATCGCGGCAATTTGCTTCGCCGTATCGTTGTCTTCACGGTTCGTTATCATCTTAACTTCAAGCTCCGCAGCCTGACGGTTGTCAAGGCGATCTTGCTTGATCATCTCGCGCTTGAGGTTATCCGACTGACGCTGCGCGGTTTCTGCCGCTGCCTGTTGGGCCTTCGCCTGTTCAAGCTGCAACTCGGCCTGCTTGACTTGCAACGAGGCTTGATCGGCCTGAGCTTTACGCTGCGTCTCGGCCATCTGAGCTGCCATACGCGGGTCTTGCGGCGCGTTCATACCCGAGAGCTGCTGCAACATACCCATGGCCTGCTGCACGATCTGCGGAATAGCGCCAAACGCCTGAGTCGCATCCGGAACGACCTTCTGAGAAGCCGCAGCCAGAAGCTGGTCAAAGCTCTTCTTGACCTCAACGTCTCGGATCTTCTGGAACTCGCTGATGTCTTGACCCGCTGCTTTGGATGCAACCTCAAACACATGAGTCGCGTACCACAGCGCAATGTGCTCCTTGATGTGATTCAAAATGCCCGGAACAAAAGTCGGAGCCATCAGCATTGAAGATCCCAAAATGGGACTGGTCAAATAGTCCAAATGCACTTGCAAGTGAGCAAGATGGTCCTGCTCTGGGAATGCCGAAATCGGACGACCCAACGTCGCTGCGACGTTCTCATTGATCGCATTCATCTCCTTCGGCTCGGGAGCTGCAACGAGCAGTTCCTTGGCGTTCGGAACCCGTAGCTGCTGAAGAATGCGCTCTTCAACCTTGCGGATGTTGTAGACCTGAGGGAGCGCCATCGCACGCTGAGAAAGCGCCTGAACCTGAGCAAAACGCTGGGCCTCAGAGAAGATGTTCGGGTCCGAAACCGGCACCACATCCATCGGGCCTTCAAAGTCAGAACGGCGAACGAGCAACTGCCCCGTCTCGTCCTTAACCTCGTCGTTCTCCAGATACATCGCGTTGATGCGGTGCAACACTTTGAGCGTGCGACCCATCGCATCATGCAAGCGAGCGTGAATGGCGTTAAACACCACCATGCCCTGCTCAATACGCGCCAACTGCGTGCCAACCGGCATATTGCCCTGATTGTCGGCAATGTCCTCTAATGTAGTGCGAACAACGCCCTTACCCGACTCAACCAAGAATCCTAGGAGCTGATACAGAACCGGGGAGGGCTGATTAAACGGCAACGGCATCGCAATCTTGCGAATGTCATCCGAGAATGCACCACCCTCAATCTCTTTGACTTCCGTCGGATCAATACGCTCGGACTGTCCGCCCTCACGACCGCCCTTGAGCTTCAACATGCCGGGGAAGTTCGCAATATGTGCAGAGTCGAGCAAAGCGCGTAATGCACCCGTCGCCGCTGCTGAGATACCGCCGATCATCTGCGGGATGCCGATTGGATACGCACCACGCCACGGAACGAACGGGAACTCCACAATCCACTGCATCTCTTGCAGCGTCTCGTCATCCTCTTCCCAGTTGCGATAAACCGCGAGGACCTTGCCCGTCACTTTGTCGATGGAGAAGATATACGGCGCGAGTCCATATTCCTCTTCGATGTCAGCAATGGCGTAAATCTCAAAGATCGTGCGCAGACCATCAACGTCATACGCGCTGCCATCACGGCCTTCGATCTTGTTGTTGGCTTTCTCAGCCTTCGAAACATCCGGCTCCATCGTCGTCGGAGCGAGATCCACATCCCGGTACATCTCCGACTTCACGCGCTGGAGATACTCAATCTCCGTCACGTACTGAACGTGCGTCTTGCGCTCCGCGCTGTAGAAGTTCGTTGCCGCATAGGGCAGGTACACATCGTCGATGCCGATAAAGAGGGGCACCGGTCGCTTCTTGTTCGGATCGTAAGAAAGCTTGAGATACTGAGCGCCACCGAGCGGAACCTGAGTGAGCAACTGCTCCAACTCTGCACGGAACTCCGGCATCTGCTGGGTCATCTGCCAGTTCAGATACCGCGTCTTGCGCTTGGCTTTGGCTACCTTATCGGCAGTTTCGTCGCCTACGATGTGGTCCTTGGCGGGTCCTTCGGGCGGGAAAAGCTCCTTAATAGCTCGGGCAGAGAAGTCCACGCAGACTTCAGTGAGCATGGGATGGACGACCCGACTTGCGCCCTGAAACTGAGCGCCGCCCGGTGCATCGTCACCAAGTCCTGTGCGTCGGATTCCCTCTTCGTACTGCTCATCGCGCTTCTTACGCGCCTCTTTGTCCTTCGCAATCAGACCCAAGAAGTCTTGAGCCACCTCGTCCATGACGCCTTCAGGGAGCTTCTCCGCTAAGTTCGCATAGAACTCGCTTTCACCCGACGGCTCTTCCTCATCCTCGCCAAAGCGAACAATCGCCCCACCATCCTCGGTGTCTTCAACGTCCGAAACCTCCTCAGGGAGTTCAAACATCTCACCAAGGTCTTCTTGGGCTTCGTCCAGATCGTTCGGCTCAGATGACATGGCGCTCACCATTAGTAATTAGAAAAATAGCTCTTGGACTTCTTACTGCGCACAGCGCCGCCTTTCTTAAAGACTTCGTTGTCTCTAAACCCTTGTCCCGGCCCCGGCTTACCAGTTGCTACGTCTATATTGCCGCGCCAATCTGGAATGTCTCTAGGCTCTCGGCCTTCACGCTTAGCAGCCCTTTGCTCCTCGGCTCGCTTACGGGCACGGTATCTTTCGGAGTAGCTCGGCATATCACGACGCGACAATCCACGCGCAGCCTTTTCCACAACAGCATCTTCTGCTTTCTGCGCAGCCTTAGCGGCCTTGGCGGCATCATACGCCTTATCACCAGCCCTCAAAGCACGACCAGCCGGGAGCATCGAAGCCGCAGCCAAAGCGCCACTCTTAACCAAGTTTTTGCGCTCTTCAGCAGTCATGCCGGTTTCTTCTACTTGGCTGCGATAGCCAGTAGCGCGATCACTCGGAAGTCCCGTTTCTTTTCTGGAAACACGAGATTCAGACTTAGTGCCGAAGCTCTTACGAGTAGACGGGCCGCGAGCACTCTCTTTCTTGCTCTCAACAGCCTTAATCTCGTTGGACTTCTTGATAACAGACTTGCGAGCTGCCTCGCCTTTACGATCTGCGCGAAACTCCGGCGGATCTTCCTCGTAACCAAGGCCACCCTCGGAAAAACGCTTGAATCCAAACTTGCCATATTTAGACGCCATACGGATTACCTCTTGGGCGCTCGTTCACAATCATCCTAGGCTGCAACGGCTTAGGCTTACTCACGCTTATCATATCTTTATCGGCAAGGAAACGTAAACCTTGGGTGCAAGCGTCCATCAAATCGTCATGCTTGATGGTTCCCTCACCCGAAAACGAGCACAGTTGATACAACAATGGCTCCGCCCACGAGCGAATCTGACCTTTTCGCTTATCAGACTCCACAAACCACACCATTCCGCTCGCAAATAGGTGCGAAACCATGTGCAATCGAGTGAGTTTGCTCGCTTTTCCCGGATTGTAAGCGTGAGCGATGATTCCCTCGCGTGCCAGCATCTGCCGAAGCGAAATTCCGCTGCCTTTGTCTTCGATTACGATGGTATCGGGCTTTCTTCCGGTGTTTAACATGCGACCGGGACCAAATTTCGGCTTAATCATCGGCTTTTGCTCATCGTCGCCGTAGAAAACCTCCATCTCTCGCTTCACTCGCTGGATCAAATCGGGCATTCCAAGCCGATCTTCCCAACAATCGAGCAAAATGATGTTTGGTTTCTCGTTTTCGTAGAAAAGTCCGAGTACCACACACGCACTGGGGTCGGAATCTGAGGTTTTCTTGTCGCGAGTCTGCTCCGTAAAGGCCGTATCTAGGCTCATCACGATGTGTTCCAGTATGGGCAGGGGCTTTTTCGCTGGCCAGAGCTGAACCCAAGGGCGCTTGATGATGCCCTGCTCTTCCGGATTTAAGACTTCGGCGTGAATTTCCTGCCGTCCGAGCGTCGTGCCCTCAAACTTCAAGAGCTGTTGCTGGAAAGTCGGCGCTAGATTCGCAATGTTCTCGTAAGTCGAGGCCCTCGTAACGTGTACATCGGCTCCGTCACGCTCCACCAGATCCCGAATGATGGCCTTGGGCTTCGGAGTGGTGGTGGCAACGATTCGTGGATGGGACCCTAGACGTAGCGCAAACATAATCATGTCCCACGCTTCTTGGTCGTACTGCCACGCAGCCAGCTCGTCCGTCCACGCACCATGCCACTGACCACCACGGAGCCGGTCGGGAGTCTCCGCGCTGATCCCTTTGATCAGGGACCCATTGGTTAAAATAATCTCCGAGAGCGAGCGGTTGTATTCGCCCACGATTTTCTCTGGCATGACCGAGATCAAACCGGAATCACCCTCAAAGCAAGTGTCGCGAATGTCAGCCGAGGTCGGTGCGCACACCAGCCATCTCGTTTCCGGCGCTTTGTACGCCTGCCACCACACCCACTCCGCTGCCGCACGAGTCTTACCCGCGCCACGACCAGCGAGCATCAACCACACAGTCCAATCACCCTTCGGCGGCTTTTGGTGTTTGTGACGTTTACTCGCCCACTCCAACCGGCTCTTGTATGCCAACAAATCCGGCAGCGGTAGCTTATTCAGCTCCTTGATCAGCGGATCGTTGAGATCAACTTTGGGCGGGGTCCCAGACGCTTGTTGCGACATGGATTACCGGTATCGCGAGGTCTTCTTCGCAATCTTCTTCGGCTGCGCTACAAACTGCTTACCCTGCGCCTTGCCCTCACGCTTAGCACGAGTGGTGGCTGCATATTCCTGCGGAGAAAGCGCGTTGATCGCTGCCTTAGGTAAATACCGCTCGCCAGTTTGCGATGACGGCTTGCCTGACTTGGTGCGCCATTCTTGCGCGGTCCAATCCTTAAGAGATTTCTGAGGTGCTTTCATGGCTTAGTCCTTGTACCCGCCGCCCTTCTCTTTGTAGCGTTTGGCTAAGAGCTGCGCCTTACGGGCTGACCATTGGCCTGCTGCGGTGCCTTGGGTTGCGGATGCCTTAATCTCGTTAAACAACTTCTTGCGCATCTCGGGTTTCGTGTAGTTACCCGCTGCGTTTACTTTAGACTTCGTTGCCATTGTCAACACTCCAAATCTCAGTTTGACGCTTCAACTTCGGCCAGTTGGCTTCGGTGATGAACGATTTATCTAGCACCAAAACGTGGTTCGTAGGTTGCGCTGTATAACGCCCGTTGTCCAGTTTGATGAAGTAGAACTCCTTGCTCTGCTCCGGCTCTAGACTGAATCCGTCCATCATCGGGATCGCGGTAAACAAGTAGTTACCGGTGTGTTCCTGCTTAGACCGTAGCCGGGTACGCATTCGGGTCCCTTCGAGAAACGGATACTCCAGCACGCTGAACTGGTTCCCGTAGCAATCCCACGTTTGTGCGTCGGCGGGGTCCCAAGGGGTCCCTGTGATTTTGTGCGCGAGCTTGTGCAGCGGGACGTTCCGGTACACCGCCCCACATTCCAACATCACATGACATCCCCACGTTCTGCCCGGATGACTCACCAATCCAAACCACGCTACCCGTACCCAGTCTTCGTTGCCGAATGTGTCGGGCTGCACGTAGCAGTAGGTGTGGCGGGGTAGGGGGGCGGCTCCGGTATATAGCATGGGACCCTAGAGTAAACGTGCGCAAGGGGGTAGGGCAAGTAAAAGTTGGAGTGGGGTTGGGAGATTGTTTGGGCAGATGGGACCCGTACCCCCGTGTGTCGTTTTCGCGCTCCCCCATGCCAGCACCCATGCGACTGATTCTCATTTTCAGTTGATAGGGAGTCTCAGGGACTTTTTGAGAATCATTCGCGCATTGCTTTCCGTTCTCATTCTTGCACCAATCTTGCCGCCACTATCTGCAACTAAATACTAGTCAGAATTACATAGCATCATGGGGGGATAAATATATGTTGACACACAAACGGCTTGCGCTCATTATATCCCCGTCGAATAACCAACTAGGGATAGCACCATGAGCAAAAAATCAAACGCTTTTCTTTTCCGGCTTAATCACTTTCTTATGAGCAAAAAAATGGACGTTTTTCTCTTTCGCCTAAATTGCTTTCTTTTCGTAACGCTCTGGATTCTTTGCGTCATCAATATCAACAAATAACTAGGGAATAGCACAAATGGCAACATTCGATCTCTATCAGTCCGTAACCGATCAAGTCATCAAACAGATGGAGACTTCCGGCAAGAATTGGACTAACCCATTCAACAAAAAGAGAAACGCGCTCCGGCCATATAACGCGACAACGGGAAAAAACTATCGGGGAATGAATAGTCTTCTTCTGAATTTCACTCCGTTCGAATCTTGCGCGTTTGCGTCATTCAAGCAATGGCAAGCCGCCGGATGTTCAGTTAAGAAAGGGCAGAAAAGCAGCATTGTCGTCTTCTTCACTAAGTTAGAGAAAGAAGATAAGCAAACTGGCAAGAAGTCTGTTTTTCCGATGCTTAAATACTTCAATGTCTTTAATGCCGATCAAGTTGACGGAGCATTGGCGGAGCGTTGCCGATACGTTACCGAAGACGATCATAAGAACGATGTTGAAACTATCGAGCGTGTAGAAGCATGGGCGCGAAATACTGGCGCGAATATCCGGCACTCCATGGAGCCGCGAGCCTGTTACTCGCCTATGCTTGACGTTATCAAAATGCCGGAGAAACAACTATTCACGGCAACGGCAACCAGTAGCGCAACGGAGTGCTATTACTCAACACTCGCGCATGAATTGGTACATTGGACAGGCCATGAGTCGCGCAAGAATCGCAAACTTCTGAACAATTTCGGAAGCAATGCCTACGCCTTTGAAGAATTGGTCGCAGAGTTAGGTGCGGCTTTTTGCTGTGCTGCTCTCAGTATTTCAAACGAACCGCGAGTCGATCACGCTCAGTATCTTAACAACTGGCTCACGGTATTGAAGCAAGATAAGAAAGCCATTTTCAAAGCCGCAAGCCTAGCGCGTGAAGCCGCCGAAATGCTCACGGGGAAAGCCGAAGCCGAAGACGTTACCGAAGCCGCCTAAGGGGAAACAACATGAAAAAGCAATTTATTTTCCGATTCGTTGATAGTCCAATGATTCAAGAAATAGAAACGCGAGAAAAAATCGCTAAATTGTTAAAAGGGTATCGAAGAAACAAGAAAACATTTCGGCTTGAGAGAATCGAAACAGGGTACAGAATTAGAGCAGGGTCGACCGTTGCCGAAATAGTCGAAGCCGCCTAACAAGCCGCCACAATTCAACACTAGGGGGGGGATTTTCTCCCCCTTTTTTTTTGCGCTCAGTCTAGGGGCTCGGCTTCCCCGTCTATCGTGATCCCCTTATTCAGTAAGCCGCTGACAGTCTGGAGTATCTCCGTACGTTGCGCGATCTCGATTGCTCCACCGTCTTTCCCCGTTAGCTCTATCCCGTTGCGCTCCGTAAACTTTCCGGCTCCCCGTGTCTTAAGCAAGAAGATCGCAGCGGTATCACTTCCCGCCTTTGCACGTTGCGCGAGACTTTGGGCAATGTCGGTCACCATGCTTGCCTGTCCCGTGTCTAACTCATGCTTGTAGTGCGTGTGGAGCGTGTCTAGGCCGATCTTTAGGACTTTGGCTATCGTGTCTTGCGTCATCCCTGCGAACACCATCTGAGCAACTGTCTGAGCAACTGCCGCGTCTGGATGCTTGCGACTGTCTTTTATAGTGGCTATGGCCGAACTGGTGTTGTGGTTATGTATAACACCGGCTTTCTCATCTTGACGCTCTAGGACGCTCTGAGCGGCTTTCTCGACTGACCCGCTACCTAGGTAGCCCCCCTGCTTGTTCGTTGCCTCTTGCGTCTTCTCCGTCACGTTTACGCGCTCCCATGGTTAGCCCGTTGCCTAGTGCTTGAGTATATAGGCCGCTACCTGCTTGAGCAACCCGAAACCTGCTACCCCATTTCTTTCTACGAAATAATACCCCTCGACATGAAAGAATTGGACGCTCGTAAGTCATTGATTAGACTTAAAATAGTATATTTTATATATATATATATATATATTTATTATATTTCTTTCTTATATCTCTTTTCTGTATATCTATCCAGTACCCCTCTGTGTCTATTTACCATGAAAGAAATATAAAAAATAAAGAAATAAAAAAACAGCCTAATTATCCAACCTAATCAATGACTTACGAATCCACCCAAAAATTGCCTCATCAATTCTTTCTTATAAACTAATTGCTCGACCCCTCTGGCGACGTTGCACAAAAACAACAACTGTTGCATCAATACAACAATCTGTCTTGACAAATCTTAACAAAACTTTGCAAAACTCCCATTGACTGCTCAAGCGGCTTGTGTCATAATGTAGTTACGGTGGTACGAAGCGACCATCGCGCTCTATAACAACTGACTCAGGAGAATGACGCATGGCTATCAAGTCATACAAGTTTTTTGCATTGATTGATATGGGCGGCGTTGGCTCGTACTGCAACGGCGAGACGGCTTTCGACGCGATTGAACGGTGCAAAAAGATTTTCGAGATGGACATGGGTTCGATGTTCAAGATCGACGGCGAGGAGTTTGAAATTGCCGTGTTCGATGTTTCTGGTATCAAGGAATACTGGTGGCAAAACGGACGGGTCTTTGACAGCAGCGGAGATCATAAAGAGAAAGAAGTAACGCCTCTCTATCACGTTAATTTCCGCGCAAGTACCAAAAAGTCCAGAGGACGAAAAGCAGCCTGACGCATGGGCGGGGACTTCAAACCCGCCTTTTCTTCTGACCAGTTGACATACACAAGCGGCTTGAGTAATGATCAGGCCATCGACGACAACGAAGCACACAACTAGGAGTAGCACAAATGGGTTGGTTATTTTGTAAGCCATCGAAAGAGGCACTAGTCGAGCATCTGCTTGATCCGAACCAATACAGCAACGCCAAGATTGTCGATCACTCGCTGCGGGGAAATCACCTCTGGGCGCAATTTGAAACGCCAGAAGGAAGGCAGCTGATTGGTCTGTTTCTACTAGGCAAGTCTAGCGGTCGATGGGGATATAAAGACATGGATGAAACCATGCACCCCTACTATTACGACTGCCCCCTGCGACTGATTGATACGGCAACGGAGCCGTTAAACGAAAGCGCAACCAGATGGCGCGAAGCGGTGCGGGAATACTGGAAGAAGAAAGCATCCAAGCCGCGCCCGATCACGGGAATGCGAATTAACTACGGCGGCGTTTCTTACATTCTAAATGAGAGAGCGCAAGGCAATCGGCGCGGGTGGATGGTGACTCGCGTAGCAGATGGGCAGCCGTTCCGCATGAAAGCTCATCAAGTATCCGCTGCTCTGGGAGCCGTAGCATGAACTGGTCAGTCTTCAAACACTTTCATGGATGCGGTTCACCCCCGACGTATGACGTTATCTCGACGCGCTCATTGAATGCCGTAGCCAAGGGAGTAAGCAGCGAGAATTCCGCGCTATTGATGGCAGCGGCTCCTGATCTTCTGGCGGCATTGCAAGACGCTGAAATCTTCATGTCCGGCTTTGAGGACGACGACCTACAACAGCCCATCATTTCTAAAAAACTGGCGGCGATTCGATCCGCTATCAACAAGGCAACGGGGGTGCAATCGTGAACGACTTTGAGCAAATTGAATTGGCCTTTGACATTTTGGAATCAGCAGAGGTTGTCGAGGTTTTCGATGATTCTTTACTGGTGAGGGTTCCCCGCGAGGAATGGAATCGGCTCAACCTTTGCCCATATCACAAGCGCGACTGCGAGGAGGGCGTATGAACCTGCAACGACTCAAACAGTATTCGACGCTACCGTGGAATGTTCTCTGTATCTGCTGCAACAAGTGGGAGCCGGAGAGCAAGTGTTACGCCGACCTAGATGGTGAGCCGTTCAAGGCTTTCTATTGTGAGAAGTGCGGCGACGAGCTGAAGAAGACAAACGAACAAACAAACAACTGAGAGGAATAGCACAAGTGGAAAAAATTAGTCATGCCTACCAAGTAGGACAACGAGTTATGTGGTCTGGTTCATGGGGAACGGAGCCGCCAAAACCCGCAACCATTATTGATTTAGCTGAGAAGAACGAGCGGCCAATATACGACTTAGACAACGGTTATTGGTGTTACGAGTACCAACTGCAAACGATTGACGCGGATTTTCCGCAAGGGGTAGCAGCATGAAAAAGTATGCCGTTGTAGTCCACATTGAATTAGATGGGGATGAGGGTTTTTGTCATCCCGTGAAATGGCAATTCGACGAACTAATCGGCAACGAGGTAACAGGTTGGGAGGTGTTTGACGTTACTGAAAAACCTGTTGAGCGATTGCGTATTGATGCAGAGGGCGTGGAGGTGATCGCATGAAACGCTTTACTGTTTCGCTATGCCGAGTTGAGCATCGCATTTATCAAATTGAAGTAGAGGCCGACACGCCGGATGAAGCGCACGACGTAGCCGTGGAGACATGGGACGACGACGACGAGGCTTTTACCGATTGCGGTGTTGTCCATGCTGAAGATTTCATCGAAGACGTTAAAGAAAAGCGGGAGGCCGCATGAAAGCCTACAACGTGACGATCCGAGCAACCGTAGTTAAAACCTTGCGCGTGGAGGCAGAGGACGAAGACGCTGCCTATGTGTTAGCGCATGAAGACTTCACGGTCGATTTAACAGACGACCTAGAGGACTACGAAGAAGAAACCCTGCGCGTGGAGGAAGTCGCATGAGCGCAATTTCTAACGACATAGTAATCATCAAAGTAAGAGAGAAAGGTTTGTTATACGAGGGCGATACGGAATACGCTTATCGTTTGGTTGAATCAATACGCGAAGCCTACGGGCATAACGAGATGCCGAAGATGTTGCATGATTTTGTTTTCAACATCGAAGTCGCTCTGCAAGAAGTAGGCGTGTTGGATGAGTGGTTTAACAAGATTGAGGAGGCCGCATGACCCGCGAAGAAATGATCGACGCATTGGTGGAAGAATCTATTTCTTACATCCGCGAAGCCATGTTTCGGGGTGACGTAGGTTTGCTCTCTGACTATATGCAATTTGGCTTCAAGGGCTACGAGCATTTATCCGACGATGAGTTGCAGATTGAATATGACGCAAACATTGGCGATCCGTTTGGGGAGAAAGCCGCATGACCGACCTAATCCCGCCGCCGAATTACAGCAAGCGATCCGAACCCGTCTGGAAGGTATCGGGTGGGGTAACACTCACCCTGACGCAACATCTGGAAGTGTTGGATAACTTCATCCTGTATTACACAAGCAACGAAACCGAGCGTGATCGGATGCACGAGGCCGCATTGGACTATTTGGAGACTGACCACGCGGGGGGAGACGCATGAAGCGCGGAACGATCTTTGAGCATAAGCATTGGCTCGACACCAAGAATATGCCCCTGCTCTGTCAAGTAACGGCAACGGGGAGGGATGTGGTTTATTGGGCGGCATACGATCCGAACAACCCGCACCCGAGGGGCAAGTCTTACTTTCACACTCAAGAGATACCTAAATACGTTGGGCAGATATTGGAGGAACCCAAGTGAATCCGTTGAAAATAAATCGAATGACTCTTTCGGCTGCGGTATGGGGAGCGATTGCCCCTGATGGGATTACCCCGATGCCGTTGCCTGACGACGAGGGCTTGCAGATACAGGCCGACTATCAAACTGGCTCCCTGACAGCGATGGACATGGGAGAGCTACGCGCTATTGCTAACTATTTCAGACCAGTATCGGTGGCTGAAGTGGGGACGTATATCGGGCGATCCACCAAGGCTCTGGCTGCGGGTATGCGGCAGGGCGTTATTTATACCTGTGATGCGTCTAACGACATTCGGTTGGGCGACATTGGGGTGGCCTTGGAGCAATTCCCGAAGACGACATCGACGCAGATGTTTCGCAAGTTAATTGACTGGCCTTGTGAGGAGCAATTCGTATTCAAGAAGCAGCACATTGACTGCTTTTATATTGACGGACGGCTGTCCTCTGATGATGTGGATCTGATGTGCGGGTTGAACCCGAACGCGCTGATTATCTTGGACGACTTTGAGGGGGTCGAGAAGGGCGTAGCTAATGCGACTTTGTTTTTAAGCAGTCGATTTTCTCCCCACATACTGGTGTACCCCCGATTAGGCGGCAAGACAGCGTTAATGATTCACCCAAATATGCTGCGATTTGTAGCGCAGTAAGCAAGGGGGTTGCGTCTTATATCGGCGGAGCGTAACCTGAGCAAGCCGGTTGTATATACCAATAGTGTTCCGAGGAGGGACGCACATGGACAACGAGCAAGAGAGTCAAGAGTTAGATCGTGCGTATCAAGAATATGCACAGGTGCAGGAACAGTTAGAGAAAGCGGCGCAGGAGACTGCAAAGCAGATGGCAGCGGAGAGCGAAGCAGCTCTGCGGATGGTGAATCACTTTATAGCGAAGTTATTTGCATGAAGTACCGCTGCCGTAGTTGTTTGAAGGGCTTTGACGAGCCTGAGTATCGTGAGTTGAAAGAGACGCATCACTTCTCTGAGGAACTGGGTAGCCATGAACTCATTAAAGAGGTGTGTCCCTACTGCGGCAGCGGTTCCATTCAACTGTGGGAGGAGCCGCCATGTTCACCTGTTTGAATTGTGATGAGAAGTTTTACGAGCCTGACAGGGCGACGGTGTGGGATGCGTATGACGCCTACGGGTATGTATCTGTCAGTTACTTTGAATGTGAGAGTTGCCCCTCTTGTGGCAGCGAGAACATCGACGAGTACGAAGAAGAGTGTGAGGAGATTGATGAGTGACTTTAGACAGTCTTGGGGTATACCGCCGAAGCCGGTGGAGTTATGCCCGACCTGTCAGACGGAGCACAAAGGCAAGTGCCATTTCATGCGCTCAAAGCGGCATCGACCGACTACGGTAGAGGAGTCGCTACGGTATTTAGAAACCAAGAAGCAGCGCATAAAGATGGCGAAGGTTTATCGTCTTATAAGGGAGTTGTGTGATGCGGTCGAAGCAGGAAGGAGAGCAGCCCGACCCAAGAGTTGGCTTGGTCGAAAGCCGAGTGCGAAAAGTCGATTGGCTGTGGCAGCGGATAAAAGATCATCAAAGAGAAATACGCTTACTCGAAATAGAACTCGCAAGGACTGACAACGATGAATATCTGGATCACGATCCTAGATTGGATTGAACGCCGCAAGGCAGAAGCATACCGAGAATGGGCAAGCGTACCGGAGCCGAACTGGGCTTGCTCACGCCGACGCAGCGGAGGGAATTACTGGTGAAGATTGAAACTAGAAAGCCGCGCACCTCAAAAGACGCGCAAATGGAAGAGATTGCCAAACTACTGGCAGAGATTGACGCCATAGAAGTTGAAAAGGCCAGAGAGCGAGCCGAGATGATCTTCATTGAGATCATGGTGTTTGTTTTTGGCTTGATGCTGGGCTTCGCAGCAGGGCGAGTGTTGTGAGCGAATATACCAAGATCTCGCGCTACAACCCGCGCCTGTCTTTTGAGCAGTACAAGATCGTATTGAAGCGCAAGAAATTAGCCAGAGAAGAGAACGAGCGAGTGCGCTACAAAGATCTCGTAAAAGAGTGGGGCATCCGCCAGTCCGTTATCGGCACCGCCATACGCCGAGGGATTAAGCAGTACGACTATGTGCTGTGGAAGCAGGGTGAGCAGATATGAAGATTGAAGTTAGTTGCGACTTGCTTGAAGAAATCACGGCAGCGGAATTAAAGATCACCTTGAAGTCGCTTCAGAGAGATTACAGGGATCGCAAGGCAGGGAAGCAGATGTACATATTCAGCGCCGACAAGGCAGCGGATCTGTTTGAACTGAAGCAGCACATCGACGCATTCAAGTTGGTGGGGCGTTATTACGGGGCGAAGTTATGAACCGCGACGACATTATCGCGATGGCTCAAGAGGCCATCATCACGCATAGCAACCCTAACCCGTTTGATTTTAGGTTTACTACAGTCGAGCAGCTGGAATGCTTCGCCGCCCTCGTTGCCGCAGCCGAGCGTGAGGCGTGTGCGAAGGTGTGTGAGGACGCTAGATCATTACCAGATGTTGGCCCGCTTTACTGCGCCGTTGCCATCCGTGCGAGGGGTCATGTTAACGAGCAAGCCAAATCATTAACACGTTCTGATGACATGTTAAAAGAAAGCGGCATCAAGTGGGAGGTAGAACCATGAACGATCCAATGGCACGAGGCGGAGTACGCCGCTACTTAGACATTGTAAAGCCCGAGGAATACATCCCCGACACGGGCGAGGTGAATCTGAAAGAGATGACGCTCACTGGGCTGGCGGATCTATTCGGCAGCGACAAGGGCAATGTAAAGCATTGCTATACAGAGGTATACGAGCGCATCGTAGCCGAGATGATCCGCACCGAGGGACAGCCCCGGCACAAGTGCGTGTTCGAGATAGCCGAAGCCGGTGTAGCGTGTGGCGCATCACTCCACATGTGGGCGCATTACCTACCGGCATCGAACATCACGGGCTTCGACATCCGCGAGGAGTGCGCGAGCCTGTGTAAAGACCTGTCGAACGTAGACATTCATATACTCGACTTGTGCAAGAACGCACCGCCCGATGACGCGATGTATGACTTGTTCATTGATGACGCGAGCCACATTTCTGAGCAGATGGTTGAGATGTTTGGGAACGTGTGGGATCAAATCCGCCCCGGCGGGTACTACGTCATAGAAGATCTGAAGTGTACGTATAACGACGCTTACACCCGACAGTTCCGAGAGCACTTCGATGCGAACGCATTCAATAGTCGTCAAACGATTATGACTTTTGTGGACAACATCATGCGAAATGTGGATGCACGAAGTCAGATCGCAGAGTTTAGTTACTACCCCCAACTTTTAGTGATTCGCAAAGGTGAAACATGACTGACAGTAGTTCTATCAGCAGCGAGGTGGACTTTGATTACCTTGCTAACCCGACGACCAAGACTGAAGAAGAGGTCTGGTGCAAGATCAACCCGGAAGGGAAGCTAGAGCATTTTGATTGGAACTTTGTGGAGAAGACAGCGCGAGAGTTTGACGCAGCCGGAGCGGTAGCCCCGAAGAACAACGCGCAGATAATCTGCAAGCTCGCGGTCTTGATCCGCCAGCAGACACTAGAACAGGCAGCGCAGGCACTCTTGAAGTACAAGGACGTTTCCGCTGTTTCATCCGTCATCGTATTGAAAGACCCATTGGGAGAGGAAGCATGAGCAAGAAGGACGATAGCGCAGCCTACGGTATGGAACTGCGCGATTACTTTGCAGCAGCCGCTGTTCAGGGAATTCTTGCGGGACATCAAGACGGAGCGCACCCGAACATTCATAGCCTTGCGCGAGATGCTTATCGCGTAGCCGACGCCATGCTGAAGGAGCGAGAGGAGCAATGAGCCGCTTTGTTTTCTTTCACGTTGGGGCGGACATTACCTTCCCGACCAAGATGGTGGCTTCATTAAAAGATGTAATGCCCGATGCCGAAGTCATCATGTGTACGGATGACGCCACCCCGAAGGTCGAGGGCGTGGACGAGTACAAATACTCTAAAGGCGATCCCGCGCAGATCATGTACTGGCGTACCCGCGCATTTGCAGAGGCACGGCTAACAAAGCCTGCTATGTATATCGACACCGACATGCTGTTCGTTCTACCGGTTAACCCAGAGGCGATTCTGGGTAACAAAGAAGTGATCTTCTGTCGCAGATCGTTTGATCGTGATATGGGATTCAACGGCGAGCAACGAGGTGGGGTGTTTAAGAAATACCACAACATCCCGCTTGGTACGCTGTACCCCTATCTCGGCTGCGCGACGATCACGAGCAACTACCATGCGTGGAAGTGCATGGCGATCCTGATGGGATTCATGGATCAGAATCTGCGCTCGTGGTACGGAGATCAGGAGGCGCTCAAGGTCTACTCGCACATGCTATATACGCACCTCGTTGGCGAGATGGAGGAGAGCGAATATGCCTGTCTACCGGAGCGTGTTATTGGGGGACACGTACCCAAGATTCTGCACTTCAAAGGACCCGCTCGTAAGGAGGCATTCCTCAATGCTTAAAGTCTTTATTGGCTGGGACAGCCGCGAAGAGGCAGCGTATGAGGTATGCAAGAAGTCGCTTGAGCTTCACACTTCAGTCCCGCTCGACATCACCCCCATAAAGCAAAACGATCTGCGCGAGCAGGGTATCTATTGGCGTGGGGTCGATACGCTCGCGTCTACGGAGTTCAGCCTCACGCGGTTTCTTACTCCACACCTCGCGGGGTACACCGGCTGGGCAGTCTTTGTAGACTGCGATTTTCTTTTCCGGGGGGACATCGCGACTCTGCTTGACTACGCCGACGGGGCAAAAGCGTGCTTCGTGGTACCGCACGATTACCGGCCTACCGAAACGGTCAAAATGAACAACCAAGCGCAACACGTTTACCCCCGAAAGAACTGGTCTAGTTTCATGTTCCTGAACTGTGAGCATGAACAAGTTAAACGCTTAACGCCAGAGATTGTGAACATCGCGACGCCGAGTTATCTTCACCGGTTCGAGTGGTTATCTGACGATGTGATCGGACACTTACCGATTGCGTACAACTACCTCGAAGGTTGGTACACCAAGAACGACTGCCCCAATCCGATAGCAGTACACATGACCCGAGGTGGTCCGTGGTTTCAGGATTGGACTCATGTGGAGTACGGCAAGGAATGGATGGCCGTGGCATCGACGCTATGAACAAGTACCAAAAGACAATTCAAAAGATTGAAACCGCGTTTCAGGCTGCGAAATACGCCGAGGCGATGGATCTCTGCAACTACGCGATCAGCCTATTCCCAAAGGACATCGTAGCGTACCGGGCGAAGGCTCGACTGTTACAGATTCAGCGGGACTTTGCGGGAGCGGAGAAATACTACGATGCCTCCGAAAAGCGCGGCAAACTCACGGCAGATGATCTGGTGAATCGTGGCATCGTGAAGAGCGAGCAGCAGAAGTATGACGCTGGCATCGAAGACTTCACGGCTGCGATCAAAATCAAACCGGACTATCTACACGCTTATATCCAGCGAGGCGCAGCCAGTTGGGAGATGCGACGGTGGAGTGAGGCGCTTGAGAACTTTCGCAAGGCGAACGAGATTGAACCCAACGACGCCAACGCGCAGTGGATTCTCGGGCTACTGCTACTGCAACAGAACGAGTTCAAAGAAGGCTGGCCGTTGTATGAAACGCGCTGGCGGAGCGACCGGTTCAAGAGCCGCCGTCTCGTAACCCAGAAACCGCAATGGAGTTTGGAGTCCAAAGCCAAGTCTGTGTTGGTATGGGGCGAGCAGGGCATCGGTGATCAGATCATTTATGGCTCTCTGTTACCCGCTATCCGGCAGCGAACCGATAAGGTCACCGCGATGGTTGACCCGCGCTTGATCAAGATCTTCAAGACTTCGATGCCGGACATTGACTTCATCGCCAACAGCGATCAGGTACCGGCTGCGCTGCACGAGGAACAGATTCCGTTCGCGAGTGTGGGCTGGTCGTTCATCAACGAGAAGGACGACATCCAGAAGTACGCAGCGCGGAACTTCTTGCAGGCCGACCCGGAGTTGGTGAAGAAGTATCGCGAAGAAGCAGGACTCGACCCGAACAAGTTGACTGTGGGTCTATCGTGGGTGAGCGCAGCCATCAAGATCGGACCTCATAAGAGCGTCAACCTTGAGCAGCTCCTGCCGATCATGAAGCAGGATGTGAACCTAGTGAACCTGCAATACGGCAGCGACAAAAAGGCGGTCGATTATTTCAACCAGCAGCACGGCACAAACATCGTCACGACTTCGGTGGATCTATACAAAGACATCGACGGCCTCGCTGCGCTGTGTCAGATGTGCGATGTAATCGTAGCTATCAGTAGCTCGACTGTGCATCTGGCCGGGGCGCTGGGACGACCGGTGCTGTTGATGGATGCGAATAAGCTCTGGTACTGGGGTAACAAAGATGGCGACCGGAGCCTGTGGTATCCCAGCATCCGAGTCTTCCCGAGGGACAACATGATTGCACCTTGGGATAACGTCATCGAACAAGTCACAAAAGTGGTGGAGGGAATGATCCATGACAATAGATAGAGAATCCCCGCCCGGAGCATGGGCAGAAGAACTACGAGCCGCGCCATGGGGCTACGGTCAAAGCCAAGCCAAAAAGGTTGAGGTTGCTTTGAACAACGTCCACAAGGCCGGACTCTGGGATGAGCACAAGGTCATCCAAATGGAATTAAATCTTTTGAAGACTGAGTTGGAGTTATTAAGAAATGGAAGGGGATAAAGATGCAATCCGAGAATACTTGGCGTCTATCGGAAGCCGAGGCGGAAGCTCTGCTACAGGCGATAAGAAGCGAAGATCTAGAGAGCATTACCAGCGAATGGCAAAACTTAGCCACGCCAAACGAAAGGCCAAAAAGAAAGGAAAATCCGATGAGCGATCCGATAAACCCGAACCATTACAAGAAGGGTGAGATTGAGGCTATCGACGCCATTAAGTCTGCCTTGACCGAGGATGAGTGGCGGGGGTTCCTGAAGGGGACAGCGATTGCCTATCTGTGGCGGCTTGGCCATAAGGACGCCGTAGAGCAAGACGCCCGTAAAACCCTCTGGTACGTCTCATGGCTTGCAGGAAAAGATCCGAGGGGGTAAGATCCCCCCCGTGCTATCTCTATTCTCCTAGAGACTTGGCCCCGGTGTTGTAGCTCTTGCTCCGCCGGGGCATTTTTTTCACTTCCCCCTGATCTTGTAGACGCGGCGATCCCGACCCGGACCATCCTTCTTGATGACATCCTCTACGATGTCGCCCGACTCTAAGAGCGTCTGTAGGATTTCGTTTCGATCCCGAGCCTTCATGCCTTGGAGCGACTTAGCGAGCTGGGTGCTACTGGCTCCGAGTTCCCCTTGCTTGCGGATAAAGTTCAGGACGCGCTTGTGCGAGGCTTCGATTTCGTTCTCAGCCACTTCCCGAACCAGCAAGTCAGCGGTGTAGTTGAACGACCAACGAGCCAAATCATTCGCCATCTTAAAGACTTCAAACGTCACCGTAGGCGAGATGGGATCACGCGCAATGGCTTCGATCATGGCGAGCTTGACCGTAATTTCACCGTAGCGCACCCAGAGAGCATCGTCGCCACGGGACTGCTTGACCTGCCATTCTCGGACGAGCTTGTACTCTTCAAACGCGGCTTCTTCCCAGTGCACGATCATGGGCACGACCGGAGAGTTGGGGAGCGATGGCATGTTGGTGAGATTGCCAACACCCGCAGGCACGACGTTGTAAGAGTCCATCATGTCTTTCACGATGTCTTCAGGCGGCGGTGTCATCTGCGGAATCTGCGTGTCTGGATAATCCTCAAACGGTGGAACCATCAAGATACGGCTCAGCGTACCGTTATCCACCATGTCGAAGTTCAACGCGGGGATCAGGGTTCTCGGAGTCGTAGTGCCGAAGAAGTTGAAGTTAGGCTGGTTGATGTCGAGGCGAACGCGGTTGGTCGAGTCTGCGTACTCTTGGCCGTGATACATGCCGCTGCTGCTGGAGTACACCTCAAGCAATGTCTTGATGATGTCTCGCTGGTGACTCGCTGCGTTCTTGGCAGTCAGGCTTTGAAGATATAAGCCCATTTCATCTAAGTGCGAGATGCGCGACTGAAACTCAAACAGCGTTCGCAAGATGGCCACGCCGGAGCTGAAGCGATCACCGCAGATCAACTGGTGCAATCCTGCCGCAGCCATAAGCTCCTTCACGCGCTGGCGACTGTGATCCTTACCCGCACCGGGCTTAGCCACGGCAATAGCAAACAGGTTGCAGCGTGTATTGAGATGCGCCATGGCGTACCGTCGCCCGAACATAGCCCCGAACATGCAGAGCGTATTCATCAGCGCGAAAGTCGGCTGGGGTTGCTGCGACGTTGAATTGATCCAGCGAACGACTCGCCCTACCAATGACGGGCTAGTGAACCAGTCATTCGGGAAATTTTCCTTGGTGCTCTTCGGTAGTCGCTTAGGTTCTTTGAGTCCAGTCAGATCAATCTTAACGGGCTTGATGGGATTCAAATCCAAGTGCGGCGGTGGGAGCCAGCCATTCTTCTGTGCGTGATAGTACAGAGTACCTGCACCAATCTTGGAAGGCGGCGATTTGCTGTAATGCTCCCAACGCTGAGTTGTTTCGCTGCTGTTGTACTTGCCAGATGCGCGTGACCACTGGTCGAAGATATGTAGACCCTTGGCTTCCGTAGCGCAATAAATCGCCATGCCGATACGGTTCCAGTCATCCCACGAAAGGTCGGGATTCGGAATGAACTTGAGCGCATCCTCAACGGCAGCGAGTGTACCCACCAGACCGTCATACGAAGTCTTAGCGTCTTTGTCGGGGATAACCGTAGTGACGAGCCGAGTACGTCGCATTGACGGCGGGAGCGCCTTGTAAGCCTCTTCCGCAGCCTCCATGACCTGTTCACGGGTTACAATCGGCAACGACTCTACGGGCATCTGGTGAGGCGATTCCAGCGGCCAACTGTAGGGCTTGCCGGTTTCGGGATGCGTAGCGTATGCAACGAATTGCTGACCTTGACCCAGCACCTCAATCGGGTGCAGAGAAATTTTGGTAAAAGGCTCCAATGTCCGGTAAAGGTAAAGTGCCTTGGGTGACTTGCCGATTCGTATCAGATCGGTTCGACCGAGCTTCTTTTGGAAAATCTCCCCGATGGCAACGGCAATCGACTCATCCAGAATGTCGATATCAATCGCGACCACTTCACCGGTCAGAATGCCGATGCCGCAACCGGGCCACTTAGACCACAAATCGACATGGACTTGCTGGGCATTCATCTCAGTCCAGCGTGAAAGCTCACCCCACTTTTCGCCATCCCAACGACCGGGGCGCTTTGTACCCGGCATAATTGGAATGATGCGATAGCCGCCATCGACGAGCTTCTCGCCGTATTTTTCTACGTAATTGTCAGACATTTTCTACTTGAACCTCTACCCGCTCCTCGCCGTAATGCTTTGAGGCAACGAGCTGTGCTACCACTGCGTCATCAGCAAAGACAACGCCATTTAGCCCATCCAGAATCGCCTTGACGACGTTATCAATGTCAGGACGAGAGATGTGCCACCCCGTTTTTTTCTTGTGTGCAAAGTACGCTGTAATAGTGACTTTGACTGGCCCTTCTAGCATGGCCTTACCGATCATCGCAACCTGAGCCAAAGACTTTACGTTTTGTTCGTAAATCTGCGTTTCTCTCGGCGTAAACGTCACGACTTTATTTCCGCGACGGCTAAATCGGGGACGAGCCTTGCCCACAGGCTTCCCATGAATCACTAAGTCAATCATTTCAACCCCGCTACCTTATATATACGTTCAACAATGTTTGACGGCGTATCTGTTTGGCCGCTCACAAAACGAGCCAAAGTATTGCGATGAATGCGTATCTTTTTCGCCGCAGCAGATAGCGTAAGCCCCTGTTTCCGAAGGCTTAAATAGATGCGTTCTCCCTCGGTTAAACGGCCTTCTATCGCTATACCCACTTGACCCTTGGTCTTGCGCTCAATAACCTTCAACCACTTAGGCGATGGCGCTCTGGAACCACTGGCCCACCGGGTCACGGCAGCGCGAGTACAGCCGCACATAAGCGCAAACTCTTCGTGTGTCAAGTTGTTCTCTTCCAGCCACTCTGCAAGAGATAAAATTTGTGTTTCCATGGTGACATCATGCCAGCACTTGCAAACCGTCACAAGGGGGTGTAGAGTCCATTTCGTCGGGTAACCGACTGAACACTGAAACCTGAACTTTGAACACTGAACGAGGAACCCTGAATATGCGAAATGAGTTTGAAATAGCAGATGATCTTTTCAAGGCTAAGCAAGCTGAACGCGAAGCCGAAGAAAGACGGATAGCACTAGAAGAGGAACTCGTAGCCGTACTAGGCAAACGAGAGGAAGGCAGCAAAACCCATGCTGTTGGCAGCTACAAAGTCACGATCACCGGTCGTATCAATCGCAAGATTGACTGGGAGTTGTTTGACCAAGTGTCGAGCAAGATTCCAGAGACGTTGTGGCCAGTAAAGCGAACCTTGGATGTAACCGGGGTCAAGTACCTCGCGAACAACGAGCCGCAACTCTACAAAGTGTTGTCACCCGCTTTAACTGTTGAACCCGCTAAAACTACTGTATCTATCGTAATGGGAGCTTGAGATGGCCATATCACTTAAAAGTTTGAGAAAGACCGGCGTAGCACGACCGCCCCGAATTGTTCTGTACGGAACTCACGGTATCGGTAAGTCCACTTTCGCCGCCCAAGCACCGAATCCTGTCTTCATTCAAACCGAGGAAGGATTGGATGCAATAAACGTCACGGCCTTCCCGCTGTGCCAATCGTATGAAGAGATCATAGATGCGATTGGATCACTGGCTCAGGAAGATCACGACTTCGGAACCGTTGTGATTGACTCGGCTGACTGGGCTGAGCAACTGGTTCACAAGCGTGTTGCCAAGGACAACAACGTGGCTACCATCGACGCCATCGGCTACGGTCGCGGCTACAAGGCGGCAACGGATTACTGGAAGCAGATTCTGGAAGGGCTGGATCACCTCCGCTCCGATAAGAATATGCAAGTCATCCTGCTGGCACATACGCAAGTAAAGCGTTTTGATGACCCGCTGGCTGACCCGTATGACCGTTACCAGTTGGACCTGCATCATGGCAGCGCAAGCCTGATCAGCGAATGGTGCGACATCCTGATGTTTGCGAACCAGCAGTACAGCACTGTGAAAAGTGATGTGGGTTTCAACCAGAAGGTCACTCGCGCTGTCGGTAGCGGTAATCGTGTGCTGTACACCCAAGAGCGTCCGGGTTGGCAGGCTAAGTCCCGCTGGCCGTTGCCGGATCAACTTCCCCTTGAATACGCCAAGTTTGCAGAGGCGCTTGGCACTTCTATGAACAACGTGATCGGAGAGTAATAACATGGCATTGCTTAATTTGAATCCTGCTGACTTTGAAAACATCAGCGACGGCGCACCTGAGATTCTGCCGGTTGGCGAGTACCAGATGCACATCATCAACTCGGAGCTTCGCGATACGAAGATGGGCGACGGTCAGTACCTCTGGCTGGAGTTTGAAATCCTCGGGCCGAAGTATGTCGGTCGCAAGTTCTGGGATCGCCTGAATCTCTTTAACAAGAACGAGACGGCGGTGAAGATTGCTCGTAAGACTCTGAGCAACATTTGCTCGGCCTTGAACTTTTCGTCGTTGCCGAATGACTCGGTTCAGTTGCACAACAAGGCGCTGAAAGTGGTCATCACGCACAAAGAGAACAAGCAAGGCAAGCTGGAAGTGCGTCCGGCGTACTACGGGGTGAATGCTCCTGTGGCGACGGAAACGGCTGCTCCGGCGGCTCCTGCGGGTGCTGCTCCCAAACCTTGGGAACGGCATAAGAAGTAAGTAAAGAGGCGTGGCATCCGGAGGGCATTTACCTCTGCCCAACCCCACTACTTCCGGGTGTCACGCCTCCCTTTGGAGGGGCCATGGTTAAGATTCCAGACTTTGAAGATCCCACTTTGAAGGCGGTTGACGCTGCCTTGGAAGCCGAGCAAGAAAGTCGCCCTAGGAATTATCTAGGGGCATCGGCTATTGGGGATGTATGTGACCGCAAACTGTGGTTAAATTTCCGTTGGGTCAAGCGAGGGTTTATTGAGGCCGCTGGGCTACGTCGAATTAACGATGGGCACCGGGGTGAACAGGTAGTTGCAGACCTACTCCGCAAGGTAGCGGGGCTAGATCTTTCCACGGAAAAGGAACCCGGTGTTCAGCACTCCTTTGAGTCGCTAGGCGGACACTTTCGCGGTAACTGCGACGGGCTGATTACGGGCCTGATCCAAGATCCAGACACGCTTTACGTCTGGGAATGCAAAGTCATTAACGACATCAAGTACAAGAAGCTGGTGTCGCTCAAAATCAAGAACGAATCTGAAGCGTTGAAGAACTGGGACTATGTGTATTACGCACAAGCTCAGATCTATATGCACTTCTTCAATGCGCCGAAACATTATCTGACCGCTGCCTCTGCCGGTGTGCGCGACATTACGAGCGTTGTCACTGAGTACGATCAGGGCGAAGCCGAGAAGTTTATTGAGAAGGCCAAGCGCATCATTTTCTCACCAAGACCGGCCAGTAAGGTTTCATCTGACCCAGCGTGGCACGAGTGTAAGTACTGCAACTTCCACAGTATGTGTCATGG